AGGAATGCTGATGTTTGCAGAAAAATTAGTAACAGTTGAAGTAACTGTAAATGTGCCAGTTGCTATTGAAGTAACGGTTGGACTTGCCAATGAGCCAAATGTATCTGCCGTTGTAGTGGCGTAATATGCCGTCCAAGTTACAGTGGTCAATGTTGCAGATATAGCCAAGTCTGCTGACAATGTGCAAGTGGAGCCAGCCAAGTCATAAGAATTCTTTTGCTCAATTCGTTGACCAAATCCAACTGCCGTAACAGATGCCGCACCCGTAAATCTATATCTATTTTGAGTAACAGTTGGGGTTGTTGAACCAGCAACTTGCTGACCCGTGACGTTTGCGCCTGTGCAATATCCATACCATCTGTCTACAGCATAAGCAAGAGCCGCCGCCGCTGTAAATGTTTGACTAGCCGCAGCATTACGCTGGTCAATCATCATCGCACCATTGATGATGCGGTTCTTAAAGCCAAAGGTATTGGGTGCGCTCACATAACCAGTTGTGGTTAGGTTACCTGTGGTTGCAAGGTTTGTCCCATCAAACGTTAGAGCAGACCCCGCAGTAACCACCTTGGATGCATTTAAATACGCAACACCGTTAACTGTTCCGCCTGACAGGGTTTCAGTGGTTGTGGATACGTCAGGGGTTGTGATCCCTGTTGTGCCGTTTAAAACGATGGTCATGTTTGTACCTCTGCTGGTTCAGATGGATTAGTCGCATCCGTATATTTCCACATTATAATTCTGCTCCTGTAAAGTAAAAAAGACCAAGGGCAGTATTTAAGTAAACAATAGTTGCGGCATTGGTAGTAATTCCAGAAGAGGTTAACCGAAGAACCACGCCTGAAACCGAGCCACCATAAAACGTTACCCCTGTTACCGCGTTAGCATTCTGGCTATGTGCAAAATTTCCCGGAGTTGTAATAGATGCTCCCGCCACTCCGGTAACAGCTACCCTTGCTTGCACTGGAAAGGATATAAATACATCTACTAAAGTAGCTGATGCACCTTGCCCAATACCTACAGGTGAATATGAAGAACTACCGTAAAAACTTGGCAGATACCTCTGACACATGAGTAACTCACGCCCGTAGTCACGGAAATCAAAGCTGGTTGCTACTGTGCCTTTTTCAAGCTGAACACCTGTAATGTAGAAGGTGGCTGCTGACGTTGCACTTAAAACAACAGAACCCGATGTTCTAAATTTGTTGGCTGAAGATGTCCATGATCCGGCGGCTTGCTCATAATTTGTGCCCGATCCCATATCAAACGTGATGTTAATACTTGCACTACTGCCTGTTTGCCAAGTTCCAATGGTTGGCCCAGCAATAGTCACTGTTTTATATTCCCAAGTATTTGCAACTGAAATACTATAAGTAAACGTATAAGAAGCAGTGCCGCCGTTGGCCTCTATTGCACCGCCACTAAATGTGCCAGTCACAGAACTACGCACCCAGAAAGACAACATAACTGTTTGTGCAGTTGCAGACCCCCACATTAAATCAGATGTATTGAAGCCTTCAATAACTTGAAATATTCTGTAAGTACTTGTTGTTCCTTGTGCCGCTCCTGTTCCCACAGTATATAAAATTGAATTTACAAAACCTGTTGGGGCTGTTGTTGACCTTTGAGCGGTTGCAGTTGCTGATCCGCTAAGAGACATTTTAAATCTATCAACAGGGTAAGAGTTATCTGTATTAACACTTGCCCCACCATTCCTCTGGTCAATAACCATATTGCCATTGATAATTCGGTTTTTAAAGTCAAAAGTGTTGGGGGCGCTTACATAACCAGTTGTGGTCAGATTACCCGTAACTGTTTGATTGCCTGTAGTACTGACACCAGCGGCAAAGGTTACGTTCTGGCTTGCATCAATCGTCAAAGCTGTTGTGGCTGACGCACCTGTTTTTAATAACAAAGAACCCGTGGTGTCCGAAGTAGCCACCAACCCCGTGGAGTTTGTTGTTCCTGCGCTGATTGAACTCATTACAAATCCTTAAATGACAATGTAGCGTTGACCGGAGGCAACTGTAAGCGTTACCCCTGAGTTGATTGTGATTGGCCCAACGGAGAATCCGTTGTTGCCCGTGTTAATGGTGTATGAGCTTGACACTGAATCACTGTTGACCAGCACGCCATTGCTTGATCCGACCACAGTTCCCGTGATGGTTCCTGCATTGGTAACGTTACCACTTGCGTCTTGGTTAACTGACTTCTCACTGGGGTAGGTGATAAACACTGTTACCGTGCCGCTGAACGTTACTGCGCTGCCAGAGTTGCTGGACGACAGAATAGTTGTACGGGTCAGTGTTGGGCCAGTCGTGGAGTACGTTCCAATTCCCACCTCCCAGTTGCCTGAAACGTCTGTGGCTGCGTAATACGTGGTGTTGCCGTTACCCACCACAGCAAATGATTGGTAACCTGTAACCGTGGCAGACAGCGTAAAGCTGACCGTCGTGTTGGCCGTGCCAGTCTGTTGTGCGCGATCTGCTAAAACTAAAGCCATGTTTGTCCTTTATGAGTCGTGCAAGTCAATGAGCACCCAGCCTGCTTCGTCTGCGGTGTCTACCAACTGCCATCCGGCGGATTCGGGGTTATTAATAACCTGCCAATTAGCTGTTTCAGAATCGTCAATCAAGCTCCAGTAAAACACCCCGAATGTGCCCAAGCTACCCAATGCTTCTGCACCAATTATCGCCTTAGAAAGGGCAGGTGACAAGGCTCCCAGAAGCCCTGCTGCTGTAGCGCCTGTAAGCGCTACGTCTTTTGCCAAGGTAAACGTACCTACTGCTCCAGATGCCACGACACCCGTCAACGTAATTGAAATGCCCGGCCCAACATTTCCAACGAAACCATTTGCTGCATCACCTGTTGAGCCTTCATCCTCAGTGGCGACCACTGTACCCAGCAAACCTGCTGCAACCACCCCTGTAAGAGCAACGGAGCTACTCTGTGTAACGGAGCCAACTGCGCCTGTGGCTTGAACGCCTGTGAGGGCATAGCCTTTACCAAAGCCTACAGTGCCGACTGCGCCAGAAGCCAATACATCTGTGATTGCTACAGAACTACTTGGAGTTACTGTGCCAACCAAGCCAGCAGCCGCTACACCTGTCAACGCTACGGACTTACTTTGAACAACTGTACCAACGGAGCCTGTGGCTTGAACACCTGTTAGAGCCGCGGCAATGCCGGGCGTACCGACCGCGCCAGACGCAGAAGTTCCTGTAAGAGCAACAACAACGCTTACCGATCCAAGATCAGCAAACGGTGCGCCAGCAAATGGGGCTAATCCGAACATGGCCCTCCCCAGACCTAAAAGTTAGGTCAAGTGGTGGCGAGGCGCAACAGTGCGGTAGTGGTTGTGTTACTTGGCATGGTCAGTGTAAACGTACCAGCCGTAATGGTTTGCGAACCAAACGTATGAACGGACACAGCCTTGTTAGACTGAGTGCTGTTGTAAATCAGCACGGTATCAAACGCAGTGGACAACGTGACGGTAGTGTAAACAAGACTTGCCGAAGACGTCCAATAACCAACACCCGCTGTGGTAGATGCGTTGGTAGATGTAGGAGCCGTTGCATTGGTAACTGTTACACCGCCAGCGGTATAGTTAGTACCTGTTACTTCGCCTGTTGCCGAGTAAACGGTGGTTGAAGCATTTAGCGTTGCTGAAGCCAAATATAAAGCCGCTTTAAACGTGTCAGCGGTAGCCGCCGCACGAATGGGTGAAGCGCCAAAGTTGTGGGTAGCTGTCATCAGCTCACCAAGAAACGAGGTACACATGGATTGGGTGTTTGCCATGATTTTTCCTTAAAAAGAAGCAGCTTCAGCGCCAGCAAATATGGGCGTTTTTTTCAGGGTTACATGTGCGGAGCGATGGACAAGTTCTCCATCTAACCAGTACTCTACCCATGTAGTGGATTCATTGTCATTATCGACGGAACCTTCTTGCTTAACAAGCAGAGAATCGTCCATGTCGCCTTTGGTAGTTGTGACCAGCATGTGTGTCCTTATGAAATACGCACGATTGCGCTGTTGGCATCGGCAGTGGGGAAAACAATTTGGAATGTGGTGTTGCTGACTGTCTTGTCTGAACCGAAGTCCAGAACTGCCACCGACTTATTGCCCTGCGTAGAGTTATAGATCAGCGCTGCCCGTGCAGTAAACGATGCGCTTGACCAACTGGTGTCACTGAAGTCTATATAGGCTGTAGGAACCCCGGCTGTGTTGTTGCCTGAAGTGGGACTGACACTGATAACCAATGTGTTTCCGCCTGCCGTATAACCTGTGCCAGTCACTTCATTGCTGGTTGTATATACAGTTGTTGTTGCATCCAACGAAGCTGCGGCTGTGTATAACGCAATTTTAAATGTGTTGGGCGATGTCGGGCCAAAGTTGTGGACTGCTTGGAGCAGTTCAACTTTGAATGATGTTGTAGTGGTTTGCGCAATGGACATATCAAGTCACCTTCACCCGCAGTTGGCCAGAACGATACGCGTCCTGACGCTCCAGACCATCGCCCAAACGTTTGGCCAACGCAACTGCTTCTTTGTACTTTCCGTCGTACAACTGCATCATGTCGGTCTCACCCTTCATGTACGTGTAGGCTTCAACTAAAGAACCATACAACAGCACCGTATCAAAGTTGTCGCCGAGCCATGTCGTGCTGGCTGTGACAATAGATTCAGGGTAATAGAAGAAGTGCAGCTCAACGGTGTAGTTGGCGTCAGGCTTCGGGCCTACCATGAAGGACAGCTCTGTGGTGATGGTGCTGCCGGATACTGTTGGCCCAAACAAAGCGTAGTACTTGGGAAGCCCTGTGTCTGAAGCCTTGGGGTACGCCTGACGGATAAAGTTAACATCCTTGTTCAGCAAGTATTCGTAGTTCCCACTTGCGTCAATAACTGCCAAAGAATACGTGGCCAAGTAATCGTTGGGCGCAGAAAGGTAAGGCGTTGTGGTTGAAACTACGCCCGTCATATTTTTACGCAGTGACGGAAACTGCACCATGTTGTAAATACGCTGCTCTGCCTGTTTTACAAAAACAGGAATGTTCGCTATGAAATCGGTTTCATAGTTCTCAGTGTACGACTGGATAGCCGCGCTCAGAGCCGCGTAGTTCATGCCATCGGGCCTCTGGCCATCACGCCTTTAGTGGCGCAACCCGTTCCACGGATTTTGATGCCGTCGGTCTTGACGCCTTCGTTGCCAGCAGACTTGCTGATGCGGCCAATACTCACATCCATTGAGTCCAGCTTGCTGCGGTTGGGGCCGTAGCCGGGGTTTTCTTCAACCTTAACTTCTTTGCCACTCATGGTGTGCGGCTTGGCGTAGGCTG